TATAGTCATATCATTTGGCCAATAAGAGCTCAATGTTCGATTTTCTGCAGAATTCATTGTTTTTTGCAGATCTACACTCAGAACTGTTTCAAGATAATTGTAAAAGTAAGATGAATCCGAAGAGTAATGTGCAATCCATTCCTTCAGATAAAATATAGATTTGGAAAAACCACTGCTATGTCCTGATAACATCAAGTTTATCTGTAAAATACCTCCAAGGCCTCCTAAAGATGCAGGTAGATATATCCAAAAAAAAAGAAGGTCTTGTAAGAATACATCATATAGCTGCAAATATAATAATCTGTCTGCACTATCAATGTACTTATATGTATTTACCGATTCACCATAATAATCTTTGATGGTATCTTTTAAATATTTATCGTTCAAATTTTTCCTATCTACTGCAAGATATTGGCTTATGTCATTCTTCATGTGTGACACCAGCAAATTAAAATCTGTTGTTATTAGATGGTTGTAATCATCTTTCACGTGATACAATAAATTTGGTAATTGCCCCGGGAGCATCTTAGGTGATAAGGGACCGTCATCAGCTGGTCTTGATAAGATCATGTGAGTTAATCTACAGAGTAACAAGCTAAGCTTGTAATTTTTCAGGAAGCAGCATGTTATAGAATGATTTGTAAGTTCCATGGCTGAAGAAATTGATGAACAGATACCTGCTACTTCCACTTCTTCAGAGAACAGGATTGGATTGTTAGCTCCGCTAGTAGAGATTAGTTTCTTGATAGTAGAATCAGCTCTATAACCATCAGCATAGTGTTGTCTGAGGATTGTTGCTCTATGTTTAGAAAGTGTGGTCTGACTAAACTTCACTATCATTCCAAATTTGAAACAATGATCAATGATCTTGGTGAATGTGGATTGAACAGTCGCTTCAGATGCCTGTCTTATTTCTATTATAGCATCAACATCATCAGAGTATACCATTATCTGGGGAATTTCAATGTCAGTCATGTATCTTAATAATTTCATCATTAATGTTGTGTGCAAAGTCCAAAACGGATTTAACCAACCCTCCACTCCCCCAAGCTGACCTTGACTGACTATTGCATCATTATTGTATTCATTATAAAAATATATATCGGCTGAGGAAAAGTAGTTGGGTAGATTTCCCCATTGAGTTTCTCCAAATAACATCCCACAGAATTGACTTAATTCCGAAGTGTTTTGGTATTGCATCGATTGATTATGTCCTTCTATATCCAGTAACAAAGAAAATTTATCATCGTGGATCAACTCTTGTGCAGCTTGATGTAACAGACCTTTTCTAACTCTATCAGTTGGGGTCATGAATTGCTCATCAATGTACGAGAGAATCTTTTTCATCTTGGTGGCTATTACACTTAATGCATGTTTATCAGACAATTCGCCATTGGCATACAATCTTCCTTCACGCTTTTGTTCTCTCTCTTTAGGGATCAATCGCACTGGGTGTTTAAACTGGGTTGGGTCTGCCATTTGTTTACAAGAATATACTTTCGGGATTCTAGGTATGCATTTATTCTCTAAAAAGAAATCTTTCAGTTTGTAATCCGGTGATTCTATGAGTTGAAGCAATTCTTTTCGACTGTCCCCAGGCCCAATATGATTTTCCTTTTTTAGTGCACCTTTATCCTTTGCAAACTCTAAGGCATCATCAGTTAATGTGTTGTCCATACAATTATACAATTCTATCTCGTCCCACCATTGTAATGGTAATTGTTTTATAGACCTGTGATCATTTTTACCCTGATACAATCGTAACAGTTCAATTTTCTGTTGGCAACCCAACATATTCGGGGTAAATTTATGTTTATTAATATATGAAATAAACATTAATTGTTTTGCTAACCTAGTGAGGTTCTTAATGCTGTCCTGATTTATTTCTCTTGGAGTGTGCACTCTTTTCAAAAATTT